CGAAACGGCGCGGGCGGAACATGCGGCGGCTCTGGCTGTCGATGGCGGGACGCGGTCGTTGGGCACGGGCGCGCGACTGATACAGTTGCTCGATGCAGGCTGCGGCGATGACCGATAGACAGGAGCAGGCCGTTGATGCGTTACGACGGCACGGAAACATCGCAGAGGCGGCGCGCGAGTTAAAGGTGGACCGGCGCGCTTTTTCGCGCCTGCTAGACCGCGCCGGAGCGACCGCGGACATCCGGCAGCAGTACATACTAGATCCGGCGATAAAAAGCGGCATGCAGGCCGTCGGCACTGATATGGTGCCGGCTCTGGCTTGGGCCAAGATCCCGCCCAAGGATGGTGAGATCGGCTACTCGCTGATGCTGAAGCCGGAGGCAGAGCCGCCAGAGGCCGTCGCCGAGCGGATACGCGAGGCTCTGGAGGGTATGAAGCCTGCAGACCCGGTAACGCCACCGGAAAGCGTGATGGCCGACCTGTGCGCTGTCTACCCGCTTATGGACGCGCACGTCGGCATGCTGGCTTGGGCGCGCGAGACCGGCGCGCAGGATTACGACCTAGACCACGCCGCACAGGACATGCGGCACGCCTTCACCAAAGTTCTGGCGCTCACGCCGGCAGCCGAGCAAGCCGTTCTGCTTATCGGGGGCGATTACTTCCACAGCGACGACACCCGAGCCGAAACACCCGCGAACCGCCACAAGCTGGATGTCGACGGACGCTTCTGGAAGGTGCTGGACGTCGGCATCGCCATCATCGCCGAGACAATCCACAAGCTTCTGCAGAAGCACGCCAACGTGATCGTGCGTGTGCTGCGGGGCAACCACGACCCGCACAGCAGCATGACGCTAAACTTCGCGCTGGCCGAACGGTACCGGATCGAGCCGCGCGTTACGGTTGAAAAAGACCCGCGCGACCTATTCATGCTGCAGTGGGGCCGGTGCGCTATTTTCGCCCATCACGGCGACAAAGGTAAGCCGCAACAAATGGCCCTGTACTTGTCGGATGTGTGCCCGTTCTGGTCGCAAACACGCCACCGCCACTACCTGACGGGCCACGTCCACCACGACCACGCTAAGGATCTCGGGCCGCTACGCTATGAGAGTTTGCGCGCCTTCTGCCCGCCGGACGCCTACGCGGCTGGTATGGGGTACGGTGGGAGGCGGGCTTTGCAGTCGATCACATTCCACAAGGCTGACGGTCTGGTCCTGCGCGCATTGGACCCTATTGACCGTGAGGTTGGCTAAATCATGCTTCTGGTGTATGATCTGCCGCACAGGAGACCCAGATGCCTCTAATCCCGCTCCAGATCCCGCCGGGCGTCTATCGCAACGGCACAGAGTATCAGGCCAGCAATCGCTGGTATGACGCCAATCTGGTGCGCTGGATCGACGGCACCCTGCGCCCGGTCGGCGGCTGGCGCACACGCGACACCATCGGCACGACGGCGCCGCGCGCCGCTCTGACGTGGCAGGATTTGGACAGCGGGCGTCGCTACGCGGCCGGGTTTCATAACGCGCTGAAGGCTGTCCTCGCGTCCGGCACGGTCATTGATATCACGCCATCTGATCTAATCGACGGCGATCTGGATGCGCAGGTAAACACCGGCTACGGCGGTGGATTTTACGGCCTAGAGGTGTACGGGGTCGCACGGGCCGACAAAGGCAATTACGGCGAGGCCACGACGTGGGCTTTGGACAACTGGGGGCAAAACCTAGTCGCTTGTTCTGTGGCTGACGGGCGCCTGCTTGAGTGGGATCTGAACGCAGCTAATAACGCCGCAGCAATCAGCGGGGCGCCGATCGACAACTTGTCGCTGGTCGTCACCGGCGAGCGTTTTCTGTTCGCCCTCGGCGCTGGCGGTAACCCGCGCAAGGTGCAGTGGTGCGACCGCGAGGACAACACCGCGTGGACGCCAGCCACGACCAACGAGGCTGGCGACATTGAGCTGCAGATCAGTGGCCAGATCATGCTGGGCATCAAGACACGCGGGCAGACGCTGATTATCACAGACCAAGACGCGCACGCCGCAACCTACCAAGGGCCACCGTTTGTTTACGGGTTTGAGCGCGTCGGGTCTGCGTGCGGCGCTGCATCACGCAAGGCGGCGGCTGTCGTCGACGAGGGTGTCTTCTGGATGGGCAAGCGCGGCTTCCACACCTACTCCGGCGGCGCGGTGCAGGACATTCCGTGCGACGTGGCCGATTACGTCTTCGGGGATATGAGCGGCGCGCAAGCATCTAAAATTTACGCTGTCAGCAACCAGCAGTTCAACGAGATCTGGTGGTTCTACCCGTCGTCCGCGTCGAACGAAAACGACAGGTATGTCGCTTTCAACTATGCCGAGCGGCACTGGTCCATCGGCTCGATCTCGCGCACGTCTGGAGTTGACAGCGGCGTCTTCCGCAACCCCATCTTCATTGACGCGTCAGGCGTGTCGCACGACCACGAGACGGGTCTGTCCTATGCGGGGGCTGACGTGTTCGCTGAGAGCGGTCCTATCAGCCTCGGCGCCGGCGACAACGTCATGGCCGCGACCATGCTGATCCCCGACGAGAAGACGCAGGGCGACGTCAACGCCACCTTCAAGACGCGGTTTCATCCGAACGACACGCTGCGGTCCTATGGACCGTATAGCATGGCCAACCCGACCAGCGTGCGTTTCACCGGACGGCAGATCCAAATGCGCGTCGAGGGTGCGCGGCTGGCAGACTGGCGCGTGGGCGTCATGAGGCTCGACGCGAAACCGGGAGGATTGCGGTGAGCTTAGGCTTCACTCCCCCTCCTGTCACGGCGGATCTGCAGATATGGGCGCAGAACGTCGTGTCGTATTTGCGCCGCACGGCGTCGCGTTTGCAGTTTAAGTCGACCAGCGCCTCTGCGGTCGAGGACGGCGTGCTGCTGTGGGATGCGACGAACGGCTACCCGGTCATCAGCAAGGACAACGAGTGGCGGCAAATCGTGCTGTCCGACGGGCAGTACATGGGCGGCGTCGGGACAGACCAGACAGCGGCCGCGACAGACACGGCGTACAAACTAACGTACACGGCGGGCGCGGCCAACGGCATCGCCAACGATGTCACGCACCCGGAACGCATTGTCTTCCACGAGGCCGGCGAGTACGTCATCAATTTCTCGGCCCAGATCAGCGCCGGGTCATCGACCAGCGTCGACTTCTATTTCTGGCCGCGCGTCAATGGCGTGGACGCCACCGGCTCGACGATGGTCAACACGCTGAAGAGCAACGGCGCCCGCCTTGTGGTGTCGCGGTCGGCAATCTTTGACTTCAACGCGGGCGACTATATTGAGGTCATGTGGGCCGTCAGCGACACAAACGGCTTTCTTGACGCGACGACGGCCACGGCCTTCTGCCCCGCCGCGCCGGCGTCGACGCTGTCAATCACGCGGGTCCGTGCATGAATATCATCGACGCTAACCGCAAGCATATCGAGGCCGCGCTGGAATACAGCGGCGGGACGCACAACTTCGACGACGTAAAGCAAGCCATACTTGAGGGCCGCATGCAGCTCTGGCCCGCGCCAAACTCTGCTGCCGTGACAGAGATCGTCGAGTATGCTAGAAAGAAGGTGATCCACGTTTTTCTGGCCGGAGGCCAGATGGACGAAGTGGTGGGCGGGATTGAGAGCGTGGCCGAATGGGGACGCGCGCAGGGCTGCCAAAGCATGACAATCTCGGGCCGTAGGGGCTGGGAGCGGATCTTGGACAAGAGCGGGTTTCGCCCCGTCTTGGTCGTGATGGAAAAGGAACTGTAGATGGGCGGCGGAAGCAACAAGACAAGCGTCACGGTCCCGGCGTGGCTGGAGGATGCAGCCAAGTCTGGTATCGCCCGCGCTGAGGATGTCTCGCGCATTGGCTACACGCCGTATTACGGCCCCGACGTCGCGGCGATGACGCCCGCGCAAATCGCAGCCATGCAGGGAACCAATCAAACGGCCTCGGCCTTCGGGATGCCGACCGTAGACGTTACGGCAGGCATGCCCGCGGCCACAGATTACAACGGCATGAGCGCCTATTCGTCGGGCGGCATGTACGACGCCGCGCTGGCCGAGTTGAAGGCACGCAACCCCGCGCAGTATGCTAAGATCACGAGCCTGTTTGGCGGTGGCGCGGCGGGATCAGCGGGCAGCGGCGGTAGCGCATCAGCGCCTTCAGCCGCGGCCGCCGCGCGATCCTACGATCGACCAGAAGGTGCGGGCGCGCGGTACGCCGGCGGCGGCGCAGAGCGCGGCACCACGTCAATGGCCACCATCGGCTCGTACATGCCGGGCGGCATGAATACGAGCAACCCGGGCAGCTTGAAGAATGAAATGGCCGCGCGGCTCACGTCCGGCAAACAATCAGCACCCACGGCGTCCGACCGCCCGATCTCGCGGTCATCCGCGAGCGGTGGCGGATCTGGTGGCATGGGCGGGGGGAAATAACATGGCAGGTGGATCCAACCCACAGAACGTCACCAGCCCAGTCGGCAGCAATGTCTCGCAGACGTCGGCCAACCTGTTCAATCAGGCGGCGGCGGGCCCGAACATCGGCCAGTTCATGAACCCGTACACCAGCATGGTGACGGGGAACGCGCTGCAGGATCTGGAGCGGCAGCGCCAGATGGCAGTCAACGATACGGGCGCGGCAGCGACACGGGCCGGGGCCTTCGGCGGATCTCGCCACGGCGTGGCTGAGGCGCTGACCAATCAGGGCTTCGCCCAGCAGGGTGCGAACATGTTTGGCAACCTGCAGCAGCAGGGCTTCAATACCGCCCTGAACGCGGCGCAGAACCAGCAGGGCATCCAGTCTGGCCTCGCAGGTCAGGGCTTTGGCTTCGGTCAAGCCATTTCCAACCAGCAATGGCAGCAAGGCGAGGCCGCGCGCGCGCTCAATCAGCAGCTCATTGACGCGGCAAAGGGCCAGTATGGCGGGTTCACCGGAGCGCCGGCTAACTCGCTGGCGGCGCTGATGTCGGGCATCACTGGCGCCAACATGGGTCAGAACACGACAACGCAGACCAAAAAACCGGGCCTGTTTGACTACATCACCGCGTTCGCAAGTTTCTAAAGGTGCCAGATGGCGGATTGGCTGACATACTCAAACACGGGTGCAACACGCAACCAGCCGCTTTCTTCGCAGCTTGTTGACGCCCTGTCGTTCCTTGCGGATATGGGGGTGACGGCGAATGTGTTCTCTGGTGGTCAACCGCACGCCGGCGGCGGCCCTCGTGTTGGATCAACCCGCCACGATGCCGGGATGTCCGGCGATGTGACCTTCATGAAAGATGGTCGCGTATTGGATTGGAATAATCCGCAAGACATTCCGATTTTTCAAGAAATCGTGCGGCGCGGCAAAGAGCGCGGCATCACTGGTTTTGGGGCTGGCCCCGGATACATGTCCGAAGGGTCTATGCACATCGGGTTTGGTGCGCCTGCCGTATGGGGAGCGGGCGGGAAATCGGCAAACGCACCTGATTGGCTGCGTGAGGCGTATGGCGTGCCAGCATCTGGCGGCTACACGACGACAATGAGTTCTAAAGGGGGCGCGAAGCCAATGGGATTGCTCGACATGCAGGACGAGCCGCAGACCTTCGCCGAGCGGCTGAAGTCGCAGTGGCAGAGCGGCGAGCTGAAAGACCGCATCGCGCTGGCCGCAAACACGCTACGCATGGAGCCAGACCGGAACCTTGCCGCGGCGCTGCAGGGCCGTCAGCAGGCGCGCGAAGACAAGGCGACCGCGAACCGCACCGCGCAGTGGTTGGCATCGCAGGGTCGCACGGATCTGGCGCAAGCCATGATGACGGGCGCGCTGGATGCGAAATCAGCCGTTGCCATCGCTATGCAGCCCGTTGACCCGTTGGCTGAACTGAACAAAGAAAAGCTCGCGCTTGAAGTGGAGAAGCTGAAAAATCCGCAGCCGGGTTTCCGGCCTGCGACAGCACAAGAGGCGGCCACCTATGGCGCGACGTCAGGACAGATCGGCCCGGACGGGCGGTTCTACCCGGGCGAAGCAACCCAGACAGAAAAAGGTGTTGTCGTAGACAAAAGGATCGTCAACCCGGTGACGGGTGAGGTGATCTACGAGCCGACGCCGGGCGCTGCGACGAACCTGACCGATGAGCAGCTTTCCAACATCAACACGCTGCGGGACGATCTGCGGACGCAGACGGCGAATTTTGACATCGTGAAGAACGGTTTCGACAACGTCAAAGCCTTCTACGAGTCCCCCGGCGCGGTAAGCGACTACGCGCTGGCCGTCGGCTTCGCAAAGATCGTCGACCCCGGCTCGGTGGCGCGCGAAGGCGAAGTTCAAGCGGTTGCTAATGCAGGTGCCATGTTCCCGTCGCTGGGTACGGCATTGAAGAACGCCTTTGACGGCACCGGCAAGCTGACGCCGGAGACGCGGGCCGAGATCTTCGCCCTCGCGCAGAAGATTTACGTCAACAAGGCCAACGACACGACCGCGACGATTGAGCAGTACAAGGAGCTGGCCAAGCGATCGGGTTTGCCGGAGGATATGCTGTGGATGGGCGGCCCGATAGCCATGCCGGGCCCGCAAAACGTCCAGACGCCGAGCCCGGCACCGACAGCGCCCCCGCCGGCGCCGACCGGCCTGCCGGGCCTGCCGACGCAGCCGACGGTACGCACATTTAACCCGGTTACGGGGCGACTGGAGTAAAACGCAATGATTGAGATCCAAGCCCCCGACGGCACGATTGTCCGCTTCCCGGACGGCACGCCGGACGAAACGATCATCGCCGTGATGGGCCGCGAGTACGGAGCGGAACAGCCGCCGACGCAGCGCGCCCGCGCCGCGGCACAGGGCGCGACGCTGGGTTTCGCGGACGAGATCCTTGCGGGTTTGCAGGCGCCGTTTGGCAAAGGCACGCTCGCCCAGAATTACGAGGCCGCGCTCCAGAGCGAGCGCGACGTCCTAAAACAATACCGCGAGAATTACCCGATCAGCTCTACCGCATATGAGATTGGCGGAGCCGTGCTGCCGGCTCTCTTCACCGGCGGCGCGGCTGCACCCGCCGCAGCAACTCGCACGGCGGCCGTGCTTGGCGGTCTGGGCCGCGGCGCGCTAGGCGGGGCTAAGGCTGGCGCCGTCTATGGCTTCGGGTCCGGCGAGGGTGGACTACTCAACCGCGCGGCTGAGATGGGGCAGGGCGCCGTGGTCGGCGCTTTGGGCGGCGGCATTATCGGTAGCGCAATGGGCGCCATGCGCGGCACCGGCAGCGGGCTGACAAACTGGCTACGCAACAAATTCGGTGACCGCATCGCCGGCACAGTCGCGCGCGAAGTGCAGCGTCTGGCCGAGCAGGGCGGCATGACGCCGGATGAAGTCATCGCCGGCGTGGCGGCGGGCCGTCTCATGGCCGAGAACCGCACGCTGGAGAGCATGATCCGCCGCTTCTATGCGGAGGGCGGCCCTGCTGGGGCTGAGATCAAGCGCACGCTGTCGGCCCGCCCCGGTGAGACGCGCGCGGCGGCTATGGAAGAAGTGCAGGGCGCGCTCGGCAGCCCCGGCAATCCGCTCGCCAATCAGCGCGCCAGCGCCGAGGCGGCCAAGCAAGCTGAGGACATCGCCTATGAGACGGCCTTTGCGCCGTCTGGCATTGAGTTGCCCGCGCCGCCCGATGTGGTCACGCAGATGGCAGACATCGCGCGACGCGCCCCGTCGGCGCTGAAGTATGCCGCCGACACGGCCCGCGTGAAGTATGGGATCCGGCCCTTCTTCACTGAGGCCGAAGACGGCACCATTGAGTTCGCACGCGAGCCCACGCTGCGCGAGGCTGAACTGATCTACCGCAGCCTGCGCGACATGGCGGGCGAGGCTTTCAAAGGCGGCAAGGGCACGCTGGGCGGCGCCTTCGGGGATCTGGCGGAGGGCTTCAAAGGCCAGATTGATGTGGCATCACCACCGCTGGCCGCAGCCCGCGCGGAGGCGGCTTCGGTGCGCAGCGCGCGGGACGCCTTCGCCGCCGGGCAGGAGGCGATCCGAAAATCACCTGACGAGCTGGCCCTGCTCATCAAAGACATCGAGGCACTTGGCCCCGACGCGGTCGCGGCTTTCCGCGAGGGTATGCTGACGTCGGTTCGCGCTGGCATGGCAAAACCCAGCGCGGCGCCGGGTCTGATGCGTGGTCTGGCCAACGAAGACACCGGCCCCGGCACGGCCCTCCGCCTCGCGCTGCCGCCGGGCACCGCGCCATCGGTGGTGCAGAAGATTGAGAACGCCGAAAACGCGCAGCGCGCCTACAGCCGCATCATCGAGGGCTCGCAAACCGCGCAGACGGTAATGGCCCCCGGCGTCGGGCAGGCCGCGAATATGGCGCAGGACGTTGCCAGCGGTATGGGTGGCGACATCATGGCATGGGCCCGCGTCATCGGGAACGCAGCAAACAGCTTGCGTCCCGGCCTGTCGGACGCGCAAAAACTTGAGGTGGCGCGTATCGTGCTGTCGGAAGACCCCGCGCTTGTGCAGCGGGCGCTGAAAGACGATACTGTCATGGGGCTGCTCATGCAGAACACCGCGCGAGCGATCGAGAAGGTGACGCGCGGCGGATCGCGCGCGGCAGCGCCGGGCCTCAACCTGACAATCATGAAGGATTAAGACATGGCGAAGCGCGAGAAGTACGGCCCCGACGTTGAGCTGGCCTCGGATGACGAGATGCAGCTCGTGATGGATGGGTTTGAGATTGAGATCGAGCGCGTTGACGAGGGTGACGGCACGTTCCAGCCGCTGGACGAGGATGAGATTGAAGACATCGTCGCGGCCGCCGTCGACGACGCGATCGGCTTCATCTCGGACGAGATTGCCGACCGCCGGATCAAGTCCCAACGGTACTTCAACGGCGAGGTCGACATCGGCGAGGAGGAGGGCCGCAGCACGGTCGTGGCCACCAAGTGCCGCGACACCGTCCGCGCGGTGAAACCATCAATCCAGCGCGTGTTCATGTCGTCGGATCGCCCGGTGGATTTCATCCCCTCCGGGCCTGACGACGTGGCCAGCATGGAGCAGGCCGGCATCTACGCCGCGGCCAAGTTCCGTCAGAGCAACGGCTACAAGATCCTCCGCGACCTGACGCACGACGCGCTGGTGAACATCACCGGCTTCAGCAAGGCGTACTGGGCGGAATACGACAGCCCCAAAGTCTACGACTTCACGGATCTGGACGACGCCCAGTTTCAGGCGATCGTGTCATCGCCCGGCGCCGAGGTAGTGCGCCACGAGCAGCGCCCGGACGACGAGACAATCCGCATGATGCAGGAGCAGGTCGACGCGGCGCAGGCTATGGCCGCGCAGGCGCAGGCCGCCGGCCAGCAGGTCGATCCCTCGCAAATCCCCCAGATGCCGCAAGAGCTGCCGCAGCTTCACGACGTGCGCGTGATCCGCCGCAACCCGGCTGGCAAGCTCTGCATCGACACGATCCCGCCCGAGGAGTTCTTTGTCGACCGCAACGCGCGCGACGACAGCGATTATTACGTCATCGGCCACCGCACCGAGATGCGCGCCGCCGACGTCATCGCGATGGGGATCGACGAAGACAAGGTGATGGATCTGGACAACGGGTCCAGCGTCGACATGCGCGACCAAGAGGAAGAGGAGCGCCGCCGCTACCCGATCCAGCGCGATGAAGACCAGAGCGCGCAAGATCCGTCGATGAAAAAGGTGACGATCACCGAGGCGTACATGCGCGTCGATGTCGACGGCACCGGCATGCCGATCCTCCACAAGTTCCTGCTGGGCGGCACAAAGAACCGCCTGCTGTCGTATGAGCCGGTGGACGACCACCCGTTCGCGGGCTGGCACGTCGACCCCGAGCCTCACACATACTTCGGCCGCAGCCTCGTCGAGATCATCGAGCAGGATCAGGACGCCGCGACGTCGATCACACGCGGCATCCTCGACAACGTCTCCATGACCAACAACCCGCGCATTGAGGCGGTCAAGGGTCAGGTCGAGATGGACGACCTCCTGAACAACGAGATTGGCGCCGTGGTGCGGGTCAACCAGCCCGGCATGCTGCGCGATCTGGCCGTGCCGTTTGTGGCGGGGCAGACCCTGCCCGCCCTGCAGTACGTCGACCAGATGGTCGAGATGAAGACGGGCGTCACCCGCGCCAGCATGGGGCTAGACCCTGACGCCATGCAATCCACCACCCGCGCGGCCGTGACGGCCACCGTCAACGCCGCCGCTGGTCAGGTGGAGGTGATGGTGTCCAACCTCGCCCACACCGGCATGCGCCGCCTGTTCCAGCAGATCTTGAAGCTGATGGCCAAGCACAGCACCAAGGCGGAGATGCTGCGGATCAACGGATCCTACGTCCCGATGGACCCCCGCGTGTGGGATGTCGAACTGGACGCCGCAGTCAACGTCGGCCTCGGCACCGGGCAGCCGGAGCAGAAGACCGCTATGCTGGGTCAAGTCATGCAGATCCAGTTGCAGGCAATCGGCACCTACGGCCCCGCAAACCCGCTGGCCGGCCTACCACAGTTCCGCAACACGCTGGCGGATCTTCTGGCTACGAACGGCATCCACAACGTCGACCGCTACTTCCTGCCGCTGCAGCCGGCGCAAGCCCAGCCCGGCGCGCCGGATGGCCAGCAGCAACCGCAGCAGGGCGACCCCGCGCAGGCGATGGTGGCGGCCGAGCAGATCAAGGCGCAGGCCAAGCTGCAGTCCGACGCGCAGCGCATGCAGCTCGAGTTCATGAAGGCTCAGATGCAGGACGACCGCGAGCGCGACCGCATGCTGCAGGATCTGGAGATCGCGATGGCCCAGATCTCGGCCAAGTACGGCATGGCCATCGACACGGCTCAAATCAAGGCGCAGCAGGCCGCGACGCAGGCGATGATGCCGCAGCCGGCGCCGCAAGGGCCTAGCGGGGGCCAGATGTGATGGATATCGCGCAGCGCGCGGCCCGCGCTAAAGCACTTTTAGACGACCCCCTTCTCAAAGAGGCCTTTGATGTGTTAGAAAATGCACAGATCGGCCTCTTCACCACGCAGGTGTGCGATGCTGAACAGTTGATGGAAGCGCACCGGATGGTCCGGGCGCTGCGTTTGCTGAAGGAACAGCTCACCTCCGTCGTCACTGACGGAAAGCTGCTTGAGCGGCGCGAGGAGAAGAGGAAGCAGCACCGTGGATGACACGACTGCAAACGACGGAAGCGTTGACGCCATTGCGGCCAGCCTGATTGAAGGCGGACCGCAGAAAGAAGACGAACAGCCCGAGGAGCTGGCGCAGTCCGACACGGACGACGCACAGGACCAGCCCGAGGCTGACGAGACCGAGGACGACGCCGAAGAGGTGGAGGCCGCGGCCGAGGACGAAGGCACCGACGAGAGCGAGACGGACGCCGACGAAGAGGAACAGGCTGAGCAGTTTTTCACCGTGAAGGTGGACGGCCGCGAACAGCAAGTTCCCCTCGCCGAGCTACTCCGGGGCTACTCGGGACAGGCCTACATCCAGAAGGGCATGAAGGAAGTCGCTGACACCAAGCAACAGGTGGCGGCGGTTTACGAGGCCCTGATGAGCGAGCGCCAGCAGCTCGCCCAATTTGCGCAAGCGGCGCAGACGGGACAAGTGCCCATGCGGCCGCCAGAACCTCCGAGCGAGGAACTGCTTTCCCGAGACCCCATTGGCTACCTCGAGGCCCGCGTCAAATACGACAAGGAAATCGCGGCGTTTCAGCAAGGCCAGCAGGCCGTGCAGGAGATGATGGCCCGCCAAGCTCAGGCCGAGGAACAAACGCACCGCGTGCGTCTCGCCAAAGAGCAGCAGATGCTCGCGCAGGCGATCCCTGCCTTTGCCAAGCCGGAGACGGCCGCCAAGGCGAAACAGGATCTGCTGACCGCCGGGCAGGAGGTCTACGGGTTCGACCAAGACGAGCTGCGCGCGGTCGCTGACCACCGCATGCTCCGCGTCCTGCACGACGCCGCCCAGTATCGGCGGCTGATGGCAGGCAAGGGTGTCGAAAAGCAGGCCACGCAGGCACCGAAAACGCCGGTCATCAAGCCGGGCGTCAAGGCGGCCCCGCAGGCGAGCAAACGGGTGAAGGCTGATAAGGCCAAAGCTCAGATGAAGCGCACCGGAAGCGTCGACGACGTCGCGCGTTTCCTCCTGATGTAACCCCCGATTGAAGGATCACGCCAATGGCTGTGAACGCAAATACCGAAAAGACTTATGACGTCACCACGATCCGTGAGGATCTGCAAGACGCCTTCATCTCCCTGTCGCCCACCGAGACGCCGTTCATGTCGGCGATCGGTCGCAAGACCGCTGCCAACACCTATTTCGAGTGGACCGAAGTCGATCTGGCCTCGCCCGCTGCGAACCGCGTGAAGGAAGGCGAAGCTGCCCCCGGCAACGACGCGCCGACCAACGGCAAGCGCCTCGGCAACTACACCCAGATCTCCGACAAGGTGGTCGAAGTGTCGTCGACCGCTGATGCTGTCAACGGCGCGGGCGACATCCAGACGCTGGCCAAGCAGGTCGCGTTCAAGCTGAAAGAGCTGAAGCGCGACATGGAAGTCATGCTGCTCTCGAACATCGCTGCCGACGCTGGTGGTGCTGACGAGGCCCGCATCACCGCCGGCCTGCCGGCCTTCCTGCGCTCGAACGTCGACCGCTCGACCGACACCGTGGACGGCGCCAACCCGACCCTGTCGGGCACCACCGCCGGCTACCCGAACGCCGCCGCCACCGACGGCTCGGTTCGCGCGCTGACCGAAGACATGCTGAAGTCGGTCATCGCCAAGTGCTGGGACAACGGCGCAGAGCCGTCGATCGTTCTCTGCGGCTCGGCCGTGAAGCAGAAGATCTCGTCGTCCTTCACCGGCTCGGCAACCAAGTATCAGGACATGGCAGGCCGCAAGACCCTGTCTGCCGCGATCGACGTCTACGTCTCCGACTTCGGCGACCTGACCATCGTTCCGACCCGCTTCTTGGAAACCCGCACCGCCAACTCGGAAACGATCGCCGGCCGTGACGTGTTCATTCTGGACCCGAACTACGCCCGCATCGCGTACCTGTCGAACGTCAAGCAGACCCCGCTTGCCAAGACCGGCCACGCCGAGCGTCGCCTGATCGCCGTGGAATACGGCCTGCAGGTGGACAGCGAGAAGGCGCACGGCGTCATCGCCGACATCAACGGCGCTCTCTGATCGCCGCTATGACAACCCGGCGCCCCCGCGAGGGGGCGCCGATCCCGTAGGAGGATTGCATGACCCAAATTCGCATCACCACCAACCGCCTGCCGCAGCCCGAGCGCCACAAGGGTGCCGTGCTGGAGGTATCGCCCGAGAAGGCCGCCGCTATGGTGGCTCAGGGCTTCGCCGAGATCCTTTCCGACGCGCCAGCGGCTGACGCCGCGCCGGTGCGCCGCCGCCGCGTCGCGGAGCCGAACGCATGAGCGAGCCGTTTCGCCACTACGACGTCAACGAGCGTATGGTTGAGCAGGACGGCAAGCTGATCGTCCGCCGGCACCAGAACGTCCAGAGCCTGCTTGACGACAACCGCGAACTGTCGACCACCGCCCCCAGCGCGCACGGCGACGCCAAGTTTCGTCTGGCCGGGCGGATCCCGTTGGTCATCGCGGAACAGTGGGCGGCCGAGTGTGGCGAGGCGATCGGGACGCAGGCCTTCGCACAATACGTCCGCCGCAAGCTGGCCGACGGAGACTTCGCCAAATTCCGTGTGAAAGGGTTCTGACATGGCCGACGAGGCAAACACCCCCAACCACCGCTACTACAAGCCGGAGAACAACATCCTCCTGCAGCCGAACGAGATCTCCAAGACGATCATCA